TGCTTTTCCCATGCTGCCCATAGCCATGCCGCCGTCGGCTTTCTTCAGCACACCGGGCTTCACCATTTTCTTAATGAGCGCTTTGTCCATGGCTTCGTCAGGATGCTTTGCCATGCCGCCCTTGGCCTTCTTCATCTTGCCAGCTTCGGACAAAGCAATAGCAACAGCCTGCTTGCGGCTGGTGACCTTCGGGCCTTCCTTTGAGCCAGAATGCAGCTTGCCTTCGCCGAACTCGTGCATGACCTTAGCGACCTTGCCACCCTTCTTGTAGCCGCGCTCAAGACGCTCAAGCTCTTCCTTGGTGTACAGATCGTTGGCCTTCACGTTCGTGCCGGGAATGTAGGGCGAGCCCTTCTTGGCCGCAGGAGCTTTCTTGGCAGGAGGCGGGTTCTTCTGACCCATGATGCGCTCTGCCTCAGTCTTGGCATTTGCATCACCAGCCATCTGCTCCATCATGCGGCGATCACTGTCGCTGATCGAGCCGCCTTCTGCCTTGCGCATCGGGCCTTTCGGCTTGCCAACGCCGATGACGATCATCATGCCAGCGGGCTTCTTTGCAGAGCCGCCTTTGGCGTAGTTGCACGAGGCTGTGCCTTTTGAGAAGTCGAAGTCTTTCACATATTTGACGGCCATGTCAGAAGCCCTTCTGTCGGTGTGATTTCACTTTAGCAGCAATTTTTGCGGGTTGCGGCACAAATTGCTTGCCTTGTTTTTTACCTTCGCGTTTTGCGCGCGTCGTTGCTGCGTATTCAGCCGAAGACAAAGACTTGATGGCAGCCTCTGGCAAATAACGCTCACCTGTTTCAGATGACGGCTTGCCAGACTTCGTGCGCCAGTTTTGCTCGCCCCAAGCTTTCAAAGATTTTTGCGGATCTCTCATTTGTATCCTCCGCCTTTCTCTTTGTAGCGTTTGGCAAGAAGCTGCGCCTTACGCGCGCTCCACTGACCTGCGGCTGTGCCCTGCACTGCAGACGCCTTGATGCTGTTGAACAAAGCTTTGCGCATGCCGGGCTTGGTGTAGTTACCAGCCTCGTTCACTTTGGATTTGGCTTGCCCGCCCTTTGCGAACATAGGGAAGACAAATTCTCCGTATCGCGGGCCGTTTGCCATCAGCAATCCCACTTTCTCAGCGCTTTGTTGATGCGGCTGTTGGGGTCACGCGCCGTCTCGGCGGATGTCAGCTTCGCCTTCATGCCTTTCATCCTGCTACAGAATGAACTGCGACGGCCTGCGGCTGCGGGGCTTGACTTGGCTTCTTTTGCAGAAACTGGGCGCTTGATGTCATGACCTTGAGCGCGAAGGGACGCGCGCCCCTTCTCGTTCAAGCCGCCTTCAGGATTTTTCCCTTCAGCGCGCGTCCATGCACCGCCCGTCTTGTAGACAGGTGTGCTGCCGCCTTTGGCCATACACCAGCGCCCCATGGGTCACCCGTAAGTTTTGATGCATTCCAGAATGATGCTGTAGCTGTCGCCAAGGCTAGCGCCAACCGTGGTGAAAGCAACGTCACCCGTCTTGCCTGCGCCAGCATTGTTTGGAATGCCGCCGAGGTGCTCACCGAAGCACATGTAATAGTTGGTATCCTGCGGGATCGTCCACGCAAGCACGTCTGCAGTAGCATCCCAAAGGATGTTTACAGCCATACCAGTCGTGGTGGACCAGATCTTGTTGATCTTAACGCCCGTGCAGGCGTCACCATTGGGATTAGAAGACAGCGTGCTCACGTCGATCTTTGTCACCGCGCTTTCGCCGGTGCCATCAGACACGTTCGTGAATTTCAGGATCACCAGACGCTCGCCATCGAGCAAAGTCTGGGTGGTGACTGTATCGACCATATGGCCCTCCTAAAGGAAAGTGAGGGGGCACAAGGCCCCCTTGCTTATTAGGCGGGTGTGACGCCGACAGCAGCCGTCTGCGTGGCGTTCGGGCCAGCCTGTGAGCCGGTGAGCGCGATGCCAATGACGAGACGGCGAGTGCCGTTCGCAGCAGAAGACGGCGCGTAGGTGCCACGCACGTCGCCGGTTGTAGCGGTTGCAGTTGCCGTGTCGGCAGCCACAAACGTGCCGGCGTCTTCAGCAAGAGCGCCAGCCCAACCAACGCGGAACAGGTAACCGGCATCGGTCACGCGGTAAGGCAGACCAAAGACGTCTTCGTTGCCAACCGTGAGGTTGCCCGCGAGAAGGGCGCTGACGTAGACAGCGGTGATGGTCTTGAATGCCTTCTGACCAGCGACGAGCGTCGTGCCACTGAGCGCGATTTCTTCGGTCTGGGCCTGACCCCAGTAATCCGTACCAGTGACGGTCACGGTCTGGGTCGTATCGCCAGCGTCGGTGCTGTCAACATTGACGGCGCGAGCGTAGTCGAACGTGGCAACGCCGCCAGAAGCGGACGCGCCGTTGATCGTCGCATAACCGGCAGCGGCAACCGCCTGAGCGGCGCAGACAGCGGTGGCAGACTTGGCAGCGGGGACGGCGTCAAAGATGTAGGTGCGGGCGAGGGGGCCAACGCCTGCGTAAACAGCGCCGGGGCCTGCGTAGGAATTGAGCTGCGGGCCGAGGGCCGCGCCGAGCCAGAGATCGTCGGAAAACTGTGTCATTGGGGTCTTCTCCTTGAAAAGCTTGACCGTGTTTATCTTCACATAAAAAGAAGGGGCGGTCTAGCCGCCCCTTCCAATTGATCTTGGTAGATCAGACGCCCGGAGTGCCGAAAACGGCGCGCGGATCGGTCCAGCCGAGATCGTAACGCTCGGTGCTCTTGAAGCGCATCGAGTCAGTTTCGAAATCGCCTTCCATGCTCTTTTCGAGCGAGCGGCGCATCATCAGCTTGAGGCCTTCCGGCGCATCCGTCTCAACCCACCAAGCGGTGGTCGAGGTAAGACGCGACAGGTTGGCCTGACCGCCATCCAGCAAGCCCATGCTCTTCACGGGATTGATGTCGTTGTTACCCGTGCCAGCGCGCAGGACCGACTTCAGAAGGACTTCCGCTTGGAAGACGTTCGAAGGCGACACGACGAGCTTCGTCGGGTTCAAACGGATACGCTTGCCGTTGTTGTCAACAGCGTTGCGAATCTGGATGAGGATCTGCTCCAGCGAGGTCTGCGACAGCGCGGCGGCCGTCGAGAGCTGGTTGGAGAAGGTGCCGTTGATGATCGGGTGATCAGTGGCAACCAGCGACTTGCCGTCGCCGCCCGCATACGCACCGTTGAAGGCGCGGTTGAGGATGTTGGCAGCGTTGGTTTCCTTCGTCTCGACCAGCGACTGGGCGAGGTGCTTGGCGTAGGTCTGGCCGATACGGATGTGATCACCGTCTTCGACGAGAACCTTCGTCAGAGCGAAGGCAAGGCCATAGACCTTGTACTGGTAACGCTTGATGAAGAGCACGCCACCAGACTGATAGGTGACAGCCGTGCCATCGGGCAGTTCCGGCGCAGCGCCGAAACCGAAGAGGACGGGTTCTTCATGATAGTTGCGCGGAATACCACGCTCTTCGCGGAAAACCTGTTTCCATTCGTCTGCGCGCTGGTCGTAGACGCCGTCGAACGCTTCGTTGAGAATCGGTTCGACGATGGAACGGAAGTCCGTACTACGCATTGGAGTAGCCATGTGCGGATCTCCCTATTAGAACGGGTTCTGGGTGGAAACGAACTGGTGCTCAGAGATCTGCACCTGAACGATTGTGTAAGCATCACCGGGGGCATTACCAATGTCCGTGGCGATACCGACAACGCGGAGCTGCGCGGCCGTGCTCGACGACGTGGAAGCGCTGATGGTGCAGGTCGAATAACCCAGACCATTATTGTTTGCCACGTTCGTGAAGTCAGCCTGCTGACCAACTTCAGCCTGCGAGATCGAGCCATCGGCCTGAATCTCGTAAACAATGTAGGGGTCAGAGGTGTAGTACGCGATGATGTCCGTCGCGCCTACGTTTGCAGGCCACGAAGGCGAAATCACCGGACGCTGCGCGCCAGTGGGCAGATACTGGCAACCAGCGAAAGCGCCGATGAGGCGTTCGCCTGCAGCAGCAACTTCAATCGTGCCATTCGTGCCGATCTTCACGGGCTGGCCCGTGTAGATGTCAGTGTTGTAGCCGCTAGTGATCGTACTAGCGACCGGACGGATAATGCCAGACGGGCTGTAGGCCGCGCGCATACCGAAGGGAGCATTGGTCGAGGACATTCTCGATTCCTTTTGCTAGGTGAGGGTTTACCCGAACTGAGGTTCGGGCGGTGCTTCACGCATTTCACTGAACCCATCATCCTCGATCATGCGGCTTTTTGAGCCACGCGCGCGCTCATTCATGGAATCCATGGAGGATGTGATCCGTTCTTCCTCACGCAGAGGCGCGTCGTGGTGCGCTTCCCTCATGAGGCGGAAATAAAGACGCTCCGGCAACTTGGCCGCAATCATCTCATTCACACCGATCAGGCCGGCATATTCGCCGGTTTTGACTGAGGCGTATTCCCAACCGGGAACTTCTTCGGGCTTAACCGGCTCGTATCCGAGACGGAAGCGGCCCTGAATAGGGTCACGCGGATTGGTCGTGGTCAACCAGCACACATGATAACCGGGGATTTCCGGCAAATCAGGGAGTGCGCTTTGATAAAACGCATCACGAAACATCTGGACACGGTCATCATCGGAAAGCTCTCGGCTCTCTGTTACGCGGCGATCATCCATCGCGCGGCTACGGCGACCCGTATCGGTCGTTTTCTTGAGGCGATCATCGTTACCAAGGTTCATAGCTCGCTCCTTTTCAGCGTGCAGATTTCAACTCACGATCCACTTCTGCATAGCGCTTCAACATGCGCTGTCGCATAACCGGATCATCCCAGTAGCCAGCATCCTTCATCGCTTGTACGCGCTCGGCGCTGACATAAACCTTCTTCGAGCCGGGGGCGCTCATTTCACGCCCGCCACCGACTGGCGGCCCGCGACGGCCACCTTTCGGCTGACTATAACCAGAATCTTCTTCTTCTGCAAAGCGGTGCGGAAGATACTTCGAAAGCCGGTTGTCCAGCTCGTCCCAATAGGCATCGCTCGACGGGTCAATGCCTTCACGAGCCAACGCCGCATCGATGGCTTTCACCACCTCTGAATCGTTGTCTTTGCCATTAGGATTGAACCACGCATTGTCAGCCGCCCACTGGCGAGCCTTCATCTCAACGACGCCGCCGTTGGCCGGGGCCTGTTGGCGGGGCTGATCAAAGGTCTGCTTGGTGCGGTTGATCTCGGCAGCGCGGGCCAGAGCCTGATCGCGCTGGCGCAGGAGTTCAGGGACGCGGCTGCCATCGCCGATCTCAATGGCCTTGGCCAGCGCCTGCTCGGCTGCCTGAACGCCATAGAGCGCCTGATTGTAGTTCTGGTCGAGGCTGCCCTTCTGGGCGGAAATAGCGTGCGTCTCGACAGCCTCAAGGCGGCGCTGAAGTTGCTGATTTTGCTCAATCAGCCACTGCATTTCTTCCTTGGTTTTGTCGCGGGCATACCGCTGGCTTTCCTTGCGGCGGCGGCGATCCTGACGCTTGGCCTCTCGGCGAGCCTCTTCTTCTTCGTTGCGATCATCAGAAAGTCGGACGTCTTCTTCTTCTTGTTGACCTTCTTCCTCTACAGGCTCATTGCCTTCGATGATCTCGATCTCTTCTTCTTGCATCTCTGCTTTTTCGGTGCTGTTCATGGCAGCCTCCATCAGACGTGGGCTTTGACTTCGAACGGATCTTCAACATCGCCAGTGATGTTCAGATCGTCGAAGATTGCGAACTGGACCTTGTCGCCATAGGCGTCGGTGGCCTCGCAGGGGCGCTCCCAGCGCAGCCCGCCGTATTTCGGCACGAAGACATAATCGCCCGGCTTGCACCACGCGCCTTCCGGCCACGGTTCCATGGTGTTGCGGTTCTTGTAGGCCAGCGGGCCGATGGAGATCACCTTGGCAACACAAGTGTTGTCCAGCTCGGTGTCTTTTGTCTGATCGGAGAAAATAATGCCGCCTTTGCTCTTTGTGCGAGCCCGGCGGATTTGAACCAGAATGCGCGACCCAAAAGGTCGGATGTTCGGGTTCACTTGGGGGAAGAGTTCTTCACTCTCCGTATGTTGATCTGCTGACACGACGCTTTTTGTCATGTTCCTCGTCCTCTTCACCTTGTGCCAAGGTCTCCTCAATGACCGCGATAGCGCGACCCAGACCGGCGTAGATCCCTGCCCTGCGCCCGTACTCGAATATCGAGCCGTCGCCGGGCTGCTCCATAGTTTCATGGGCTACCCGAGATTGCTCTTCGAGTAGCCGCTTGATGATGATTTCAATCATATAGAAGCCTTGTCAATGGTTATTTTTTCCCATTGAAGGACATAAGTCCTGACTTCTTTCCCTTGTCGCTCATGCCCGAAAGATTCTTGTGGATACCGTAGGGCTTGTGCGGCTTGACCATGTCGCCGGTCATGTTCTTCGACGATCCAGCCGGCGCGTCATTGACGGGGAGCCCCATTGCGAGGCGCTTATGCTGCGGGAGAAGGCTGTTATCCATTTTACACCTATGGGTTGATGCCACGGCCGGTTGAATAAGGTGTCTTTATGCCCTGTTCGGCCTCAAACACGGCAAGTTCCTTTGCAGTCAGATTGTCTTCGCGGTTCATAGCTATCTTCGCCGCGATCTCTGCTTCCTTCTCTTGCTGCTTGATCACATCAAGCTGCGCTTCGCGGTCGAGGCGTGCCTGATCAAGGGCAAGCTTGCCCTGATCGTATGCCGCCTTGCGCTCGGTTTCCGCCTGCAAGAGCTGTGCGGGATCGACAGGCTGCTTCGGACCCATCTGGGACATAACCTGCATAGCCTTTTGGATGACAGGCGGCACGCCGGCGAGTGTCTTCTGGATCTCGGGCATGAATTTCTGCGATGCCATCGCCAGTGTGCGATCCATCTCTGCCGACACCTCTTCGTCTTTTTTCTCAAGGAAGACGTCGAGAGGCATGCCGACTGCCATGCTGGTGCCCTCATACATGCTGAGAGAGTACCAGTACGCCATGTGCTCTTTGATGTGCTGCAGGACGCCCGGAATGAAGATAGGCCCGATCAGCGGGTTCATGCCGAACATCGGGCTTTGCAGATAATCCAGATGCACCTGCAGATGAGCCAGATGGTCCTGCATCGGGAATGCAGCAACCGGGCGGCCGAGCGTCAGTGCGAGGTTTTCGTTGACCGCGTTCAGCTCAATCGGCTCTGGCTGCTTCTTCAACAGCGACTTGTAATCCGGCACCTTGAGCTGCGATAGGATCAGCTCTTCGACCTTGTAGGGGTCGTAGATGTTTGGCTGCGCGGCTGCACGCTGCGCGACCGCCTGAACCTGTGCAAAGCGCTGTGCTTCCGAGAAGATGTTCGGGTCCGAAACCGGAATCACGTCCATCGGGCCCCGGAAGTCCTCGGCCTTGCACATTTCTTCGCCGGTGACCTTCTCGATATAATCATCGGTCAGGTTCATCTTGTTCAGGCGATGCAGAACGCGAAGCGTCATCTGCATTGAATTGTGCAGGCGAGCATGAATGGCCGAGAAGACCGTCATGCCCTGTTCCATCAGCGCCAGCGTAGTGCCGACAGGCTGGTTCGGGTTCTGGTCCTGCATCTTCTCAAACGTGGTGCGAACCACGCCGCGAGCAGAATCGGTCACGAAACCAAGCAATGCGAAAAGAACTTGATTTGGCGGGTTAAACGGAACCGGCATCGCGATCTTGCGGATATCATCAACGCCAACGCCGCCTTCGATCTCGGTGACCTGCGTCGGCTCAATACGATCGGACTGGCCGCCGCGCGACCCGCCCTTCAGCTTGAGCATGCCGGGGAAGTTGTTGATGTGCGCGGAATCCAACAACGCGCGCAAAGCGCCAGTGGCTGCTGCCGACAGGCTGCCGATCATGTGCGGCAGGCCGATTGGATAAGCACCACGCCACGGCACAAACGGGAATTCAATGATGTGGATCAGCTCTTCCTGATTTTCATCATCTGGATCCCAGTTGCGATAGATCGCCAGAACTTCTTTCGTCGTGTGATCGACGGTGACGATGTAGGGCGCGAGCCCGAAATTGTCTTCGAAGTCGAGATAGCAATAGATCTCGAACACGGTGCGCAGGCCGTCTTCGTTGTAGGACGTCTGCTCGCGGCCTTCGATCTTGTTGTTGGCCTTCTGCGGGCCAGTCAGCTCGGGCTCCTGCGGCGCGACAAGGTTGATGTCGCGATACATGCCAGTGCCGACACGCTTCTCGAATTCCATCTTGGTGATGTACTGCACATGCGTCTTGCGCTCGGCGCTGTAGAAGCTTGTGGCGCTGTAGGGCAGGTAGACATCGTCAATCGGAATGAAGAGCGACATGGGACGGTTCTTCTGCTCGTCCCAGATCATCTTGAGGTACTGCGCGCCACCCAGCGGCACCTGTGTCAGAAGCTGCTCCATCTCTGGGCGGAACTCTGTCATCTGGTGCGTGAGCTGCCAGTTCATGAAGCTTTTGACGCGCTTGGCCTTCTCCAGCTTTTCAATCGTGATCTCGCCGGGGATCTGCTCCTTGACCGGGCCATTGGCCGGCAGGATTTCCTTGCCAACGCGGGAAGAAAAATCGACGCAAGCCTCGGTCAGCATCGGGTGCACGACCTTGCTTGCGCCTTGGAAGTTAGCGCCTCCGGGCGCATCGTCGCCAAGTCCAGTTCGGCGAAGCCCTTCTTCGTATTGCTTGTCACGAAGGGATCTTGCTTCCTTGTCTCGCTCAATGAATTCAAGAAGCTGCGACGAGATCATCATGCGATCATACGTCGGCATGTCTTCGGCGAGATTGGAATAGAATTCGGCCTTTTCGGCCTCTTCGGGCTGGTCGAGCGTCACAACAGCAGAGCCGTCGTCGTTTTCCTCGACGTCAAGCTCGTCCTGATCCATCTCGACTTCTTGACCCAGATCTTCGTCTTCCATGGATTAACCCTTGAGCCCAGAGAGTGGCGGCATGCCGAGAGAGTACCCTAAATTAGGGTTTTGCGATATCGGCGCGGGGACAGGCGTAGCATTGACGTTCTGTGTTGCCAAGAACGGGCTATCTGGCGTCAACGTCGGCGCGGCCGCTGCAGGAGCGGGTGCCATTGGCGAAGCATGTGGCGCATCTGAGCCAAACAGATCAGACGCTGGCATTGCAGGCGGTGCCGCAATTGCCCCAACAGGCCCCTGCCCATCGGTGTAGGCCATTGTCGGATATGATGCCACGGTTGGCTGCGCAGGCGCGGTAGGCGCGGCAACGAGGCCGCCGTCTGCAAAGTAGGCATCAGCATCGAAATAGCCGCCCTGCGCTGCCGCAGGCTTATAGAACGCCGATTCCTTCCCGTATCCGTAGAGCAGATAATTAAGCTCTGGCATACTGAGCGAGCGGCCCAGTTTATTCTCAGCGGCGGCAACAGTAGCAGCAACAGATGTCGGGGCTCCTTGTGCTTGCCCTTGCGCCTGTGTCGTTACGCCCAAAGATGCAAGAACCGACGGCACCGGTGCGGAAGATCCTCCGCCGCCGAGACCATCAAGAGCGCCAGCCGTCGGCTGATTTTCTGGTGTGATTTCGTAACCTGTCGAAGACATAGCTGTCAGTGGCCCAAAGCTTGTCGAAGACATAGCTGTCGGCGGCCCAAAGCTCGTCGAGGACATGGCTGTGTCCTGTGGAGCATTGCCCGTCATGGTCGGGACTGAAATATTCAGCGCTGGCCCAAGAGTTGGGGCCGCAGCCACCGTCGGGGCCGCAGTTTCCAATGGGTTATTGGCTGCAACTTGCTGCACTGCTTGTTGAAGCGAAACGCCCTTTTCGACGAGCGCCTGCACTTCAGCAACCATCTGGGGCGAGACAGTCGGGGTCTCTTGTACTGGATTTGCAGCCTTCATGGCTGCAGCCAGCGTTGCAAGCGCTGCCGGGTCGAATGCTGGCGTTACCTCTACAACCGCTTCGGCCTGCTGTTGGGCAGCTTGCTGGGCGGCAATCTGTGATTGCTGCTCATCCAGCGCTGCGTAATAAGACGGTATGTCGTAGGCCTGAAGCTCATTGCCCATGTTTGGCTGCAAATCCGTGCCGAGGATGCCCGCCAATTGGGTTCCAAGTTCTTGTCCGGGACTGTTGCTGCCAACTGGGCCAGACACGCCAAACGCGCCGGATTGTGTAGCGCCAAGGGCGTTGCCGAGCGCATCGCCGGCTTGCTGGTTTCCGGTCATAGCGCCCCAGCCGCCAATT